CACTAACATTATCGCTACCATTTGGGACGTAATCAACACTGCTCCTGCTGCTGTGAAAGGTGCTGCTGAAAAGCCAGCGATCTACATGGGACAGGCTGCATGGGAAGCTTACATGCAAGCACAAATTGCTGATGGTAATGGTTGGTACTTGACAGGTGGCCCTGAGGTTAACCGTCGTTTCGTAGGTATGTACGATATCTACGTTTGCCCGGGTATGACTGCTAACAATATCATCTTCGCACAGCCAAGCAACTTGATGCTCGGTACATGGCAAGAGAACCAAATGAACGAAGTGTTCATCTTGGATATGCAAAACTTGGATGGTTCACAGAACGTTCGTTACGGCGCACGTTTCTACCTCGGAGCGCAGATTGCAGTAGGTGAGGATATCACATACTGGGGAGCATAATTAATAATCAAGGGGGTGTAACAGCCCCCTTTTAAAACTATATAAAACATGGCTTGTGAATTAACTAGCGGCTTTACACTCGGATGCCTTGAAGGTATCGGAGGTGTTAAGGAAGTATTGATTGCTAACTACGAAGACTTCGAATCAGGAATCACCTATGGTGGTACAGATGGCGAAGTAGATGGATTGCCTACTGCAACTATCTATCGTTACGTTCCATTCCGTAACTCAGGTTCTTACATTGAAACAGTAAACAAAAATCTTGAGACAGGTACTTTGTACTTTTCACAAGAAGTTGGTTGGACTTTCGGTAAGTTGAACCAAGAAATGCGTAACGAATTCTTGAACGTTGCCAAGGCAAAAATGATTGTGTTTGTTCGTACTAACGATGACCAAATCCTTTTGATTGGTGCGGGTGAAGGTTCACAGCTTACCGCTGGTACTGTTCAATCAGGACAGCAGAAGGCAGACCTTATGGGTTATCAGGTGACTACCATTGCAGAAGAACTTTCTCCTGCTGTACACCTTGAGCCTTTCACTTCAGTACCTTTCGATAACTTCCCGGGTATTACTGTAAGCCCTGCTTACTAAGAATTGTTTCCGTTTGTGTTCTTGTTGTATTGTAAAGGGGGCAGGTTTACACTTGCCCCTTTTTAAATAAAAGGCTAATGATCTACTTAACTACCAATACTGCTAATCAACAAGTGTATCTTTCATTAGATGAAGCACGGCAGTACTACAGCACAGCATTCACAAACTATCTTATCATTCTCACACACGAAGAGAATAGCACTACCGGAAACGACCTTGCACAGGTTGCAACGATTGTTAGTGAATCGGTACGTGTAACACATCTAACTATTACCACAGTTGGCTTAACTTTGGCGGGTAGATACCGCTATGAAGTGTACGGCCAAAATTCTCCAAGTAATACTAATCCGACAAACGCTGCTGTTGTTGGTATTGTGGAGCGTGGGTATGCTGTTTTAAATGACAATACAAGTTGGTTTGACGTACCTGTCAATACCATACCAAACGATATAATATATGAGCCATAACGAATCGAATATAGTATCGCTGAAGCTTAGTGAATACGTAGCTAAGAGCGATGCAGAAAAAGTAGACCGCAAAGGATGGGTAAACTACGGAGATGCAAACGACTTTCCGCAGTACCTACGTGACCTATCGCACGAATCACCAGTGCATGGTTCACTCGTTGTGGCAATCGGTGATATGATTGCGGGTAAGGGTATCCAGTCTGAGCAATATCAGGCGGAACTCGATGCACTCAATGTAGATACTTTAACCTATGCATGTGCAAAGGACTTGAAGTTGTTTGGCGGTTTCTTTATCGAAGTGATTTGGAGCAATGACCGCACGGTGATAAGCAAGCTAAATGCTATTCCATTTGAAGAGTGCCGTATTGCAATCAGTCAAGAAGACGAAAGCGAGATTGGTATCTTTCACAGCTACGATTGGGGCAACATTCGCAAGAAGAAAAACACACCCGAATTCATACCCAAATACAACTATTTAACACGTTCTGAAGAGCCTCGCCAAATCTATTGGTGCTTCACATACACGGGTAGTGATTCCTACCCACGCCCGGATTACTGGAGTGCGATTAACTACATTGAGTTAGATAAGCAGATTTCAATCTTCCATATCAACCAAATTTCAAACGGTCTTTTCCCTTCTACTATCATCAACTTCTACAACGGGCAAGCAACGCCTGAGCAGAAGCAACAGATGATGATGGACTGGGAGAACAAGATGAGTGGCGCACGTAATGCAGGAAAGGTGGTTATGTTCTTCAATGAACGTGATCAACCCAAGACTGAGATTACACCATTCCCCGTGAACGATGCGGATAAGCAGTACCAATTGATGGACAATACTGCAACGCAGAAGATTATCACAGCGCATCGTGTTACTACCCCGCTGCTTTTCGGTATCCGTGACACTGGAGGAGGTTTCGGTTCAAACAAAGACGAAATGGCTGTTGGTCTTGAGATATTCAACAAGCAAGTGATTGAGCCGTATCAGGCTATGATTAATCACAGCATTGAAGAACTATTAAGCAAGCAGCTACCCGGTGTGAGTTTTGAGATTGTGCCTAATACCCCGTTGGTTATTGAGCAAGTAGCAACAGCAAAGACTACTGAAACGGTTGTTGAAGCTGCACCTGCATCGTTGAACACTGAGCAAATCACATCCATCGTTCAGACAGTACTTTCTGCTGCGTTGCCACACTTGATGGGCGAAAAAAAAAAAGATGATAGCACAGCAGGAGATGCATTGATTGCATTAGGTGAAGATGCATCTGAAGACTGGATATTGATTGACGCATACAACGCAGATGAAGAAATTGAACACGAGTTTGCGGTGCGTACGGGTGCGGCAAGACCAGGGGCAAAAAGCGAGCAAGATGCCATTATCGATGGTAAGTACTTTATTACTCGTTACGTTTACGCAGGTAGCTTTACTCATGATAATATGCGCCCATTCTGTAAGAAGATGGTTGAAGCGGGTAAGCTATACCGCAAAGAAGATATCGTAGCTATGGAAAACGTAGCTGTCAATCCCGGATGGGGACCTAATGGTGCGGATACTTACGATATATGGTTCTACAAAGGCGGTGGAAATTGCCGCCACTTTTGGGAGAAGCGTGTATATGTAGATGCAAAGGGCGCAAAGATTAATCCTAATGACCCTGATGCAAAGCGTATCGCTGTATCACTTGCTGAGCGTATGGGTTATAAGGTGCGCAATAACGCCCTTGTGGCAAAGCTTCCTGAAGATATGCCTTACAACGGCTTCTTACCAACCAATCCTATTTACGGCAATCAATAATTACAACTATGGCAGAAGTACTTTTAATATCAGAGAACTACATAAAGAAATACACCACCGTAAATGGTAGTGTTGACCCGAACATACTCTATCCGTCCGTATATCTTGCACAAGACAAGTGGCTGCTTCCATTTTTGGGAACTGACTTGCTGAACAAGATTAAGGACGATGTAGCAAACAACACGATTGCAGGTAACTATCAGATACTACTTGAGGACTACATCCAAAAGATGTTGCTTTGGTGGGTTATGGTGGATGTAACGCCTAACCTTTGCTATCGTATGGACAATGGCACGCTGGTGCAACGTCAATCTGAAGACACCGTACCCGTGTCGGATGTAGTTATGAAGGATATGATAGACCGTGCAAGGCAAAACGCAGAACACTACACCACTTTGCTCGTTGATTACCTATGTGCAAACTCAAGTTTGTTCCCTGAATACTCAACTGCTACATGGCCTGATAGATCACCACGAACAGATGTGACCAATACGCTAAACTATCAATTCAGCACGGGCAATACATCCACGTCCTTTCGTCCTACCTACTCACGTAACATTATCAATCGCATACCATGAGTGAAAAGAAGACACTGAAACAAGATTACACCGAACGTTTGCGCAAGTACGAGCGTGAGTTGTCACTAAAACTACGTGCCAATGGCAACAAAGAAGCAGCCAAACCAACAACAAAGTAAGGCTGAAGGCGTAGACTTTAAGAAGCTACGCTACAAGCTTGAACTATTCGATGGCTTTTGGTCTATACCACTTGCCTTTTTGGTGTTTGCCATATCGGGTACGGTATCGGTTGCCTACTTTGGTGATGCGCTCATAAGCACGGAATACATCCAGTACATTGTGCTTGCTGCAATGGTCATGGTCTTTGCCAATTTCGTTGTGTTCTTGGGCATCAGATTCAATTTTCGGGCATTGCAAAAGGAGATATACAACAAGGAAGTCAAGTATGAAATAAATACCTATCTAACCACATGGCAAAAGGTTGTCTTATACCTGCTCTTATACTCATTCTACTTTGCTGCATACCTGTATATCTTACACATGCTGATGACGGTTACTGCGTAAGGGTAACCTCGGCTGCGTTTGTGGGTGTAAAGGAAAAGGGCGGCAACAACATGGGCTTTAATGACAAGGCTCTGTTGATTCTTATGAAGCAGGAAGGGTGGAAACCCGGCTATGCGTGGTGTTCTTTCTTTGTCATGGCAATGCTCAACGAGTGCGGCATACCTAACACCATCACAGGGTGGTCACCTACTGCGTACAATCGCAAC